GTTAACTATTGAACCAGCCAAAGGTTGCTGCGTTTGATAAGCCGTTGCATCGGTTTGAATACCCATAGAAAATGCAGTTAAAAGCGTTGTTGCAGCCGCCGCAGTTGGATAAGTTCTAACTTGTAACGAGTAACCATTTGCCGCGCTCACTGCTACGTTCACGGGCGAGAAAGTCACGAACTCATTTGTTGATAAATTGGTTACAAAGTTATTTGAACAAGTCACAACGTCACCAACGACAAGCGTGACAGTTGTATTTGCTGGAAGCCTAAATGAACCCGATTGAACAAAGTCACCGATTTGAGGTTGTCTTGTTAATGCGGTTCGATCTGCGGTTGTGAGTGTGACGGTATTTGTTCCTGCTACCCCACCAGCCGAGCGACGAACTGTATTTGCTAAGAAAGTCCATGAGCCGCCAAAACCTGAGCCTGTATCTATTTTATATTCAAAAATTAAATTCTGACAGTCGGTTCCTGATAAAGCACAACCGCCAGCTAAAAAGTTATGTCCGTAAATTTTAACAGGTGTTGTCCAATTTACAACGTCTGTCAAGCGTGACACAACAACTGAACCAGAGCCGTTGAAGCCCGAACCTAGTCCGAGAGTGTACGAGCACTGTGTACCAGTTGTTGACGACGGCTCATTTGCCATAATTGTGATTCGACCAGTTGTTGAAGAAGTATAAGCATCGTCCCAGTGCGCCCCTAAGCAAGAGCTGGAGGGTGTTCGTTGATTTATCCACCTTCCACCTCGAGAAATTAAATTTCCCACTGCAAGCGTTTGTGGCGTTGTTCCGTCACCCCAAACATCATATAAATTCAAAATCGGTGCTGAATTAACTGTGTTTATTACGCCAAGTCGCAAATTATTAACATAGCATCTACGCACTTCGGCCAGCGTACCAGCGGAACCCTGAGCGTAAATATAACCGCAAGGGTTTACTGTTCCAGCGTTTAGCGGAGCTGCAAGTGTTCCGATATTTTTTACTAAAAGATTAGTTGTAAAACCTAAAGATGTTGTTACGTATTGTGTAAATGGGTGATTGTTTGCAATACCGTCAATATGTGTAATTCCATCGATGACAATGTTGGTTCCTGTCACGTTAAAAGCTTGCGAGGCAAAAGCTGGCGTTGTTCCAATCATGTTGTCGCAATACTTTGAATTTCTGATTGAAAAATTTTGCACGTTAAACTGACCGCCGCCGCCGATGAAAGTGCAATCAACGTATTCACCACCAGCACTGACCACGTTAACGACTGGCTGGGCCAATGCTATTCTAGCCGCCTTGCCTTGATTATGACCAATCGACTCAAAACTGCATCGGTAAGCGTTGATATTTGCCGATGTGATAACCTGATGTACAACTTGTCCTGCGCCACGAGAGACAATGCGACTATCATATATATAGCCGTTTGCGGAATTTTGTAAACTGTATGCTCCACTATTAAGTCTGTAATACAAAGTAGGCGCAATACAACAGTTTCGTAGTTCCGAGTTAAAATTTACTATTGTCTGCACTACACTAATTGCAGAATTCTGCATTCTGTAAGAGGTTGGCGTAACATTGGTTGTAATCCAATTGCATGATATTTTATCAAAATCCACAACCGCAGTATCAATTCTGAAAGCATATCTTATAGAACTTTGATACGCCAAAAATTGAGCTGTGTAATCGCCAGCCGTTGACGTTCCAAGAATGATGTTAGGTATTCGTATCGCACAACCAGTCGGTGGCTTAAATCCTGCGTTGTTTGTGCCACGTTTTGCAAAAGTAATTGTCCCAGCAAAAGGGTCTGAATAGAAAAACTTTCCCCGAACATCGGTTGCAATAAAGGCGTGTGTTGCTTGATTTACTGTTGAAAATCCAAGATAAATTCCTTGCGCTGTGTTGCCTGTATATGTTGGAAGTCCAGTCGTATAAGTAGGCGTTGCAGAATCAGCAATCGCCACAAAGCTTGTAAGATTTCCAGTTGAGTGTGTTAAAGTAACATTGACCTGATGCCAGCCGTTACCTAGTGAAGTAATTGAAGACGAAACGCCTGTAGGACTTCCCACGCTTGGATTTGCGATAATAGTACCCGCCGCAAGATCAACTAGAGCACCGTAACGATCAGTGCCGCCGTTAGTAGAAATTTGAACCACACACCATTGTCGAGTTTCTTGTTTGACAATCGCTGAATGAGTGTACGAACCCGTGTCCATTTGTGCAGCTTGTAAGTTTATACCAGTGACAAGATGATTTCCCGAAACCGATGTTTCCCTTAGTCGATCTGCCGCAGGGTTATTTGCTGGCCCAGCAATAAAATTTCTTGTGAAAGTTGCGTTTGTTAAAACCCAAGAATCGCTGTTTGGATAGGTCCCATTCCACGCATCACCAGCATTAGCCCACCATTCATACACGCCTGACCCTGCCGAAGTTTCAATTTGCACCGCAGGAAATTCGTCCCTAACTGGCATTTGAATTGTTTGATTGTCGGCTCCATTTGTTGTGCCTAAAGCATACCAGTCGCCCGTGACTGGTACCGATGCCAACCGAGGCATAAGCAAAGTCGATCCAGAATTTCCCACTACATGAATCCAACTTCGCTTTCCTGCGCTTGATGCTGTGACCGTTGCGCCATTTGCTAAAGTAATTGTTTCGCCTGTGGTAAAGTTTCCAGTTTTAGTTCTTAATTTAATAAACCCCGTTGCTGGCATAGCTCCACCAGCCGCCGAAGGGTTAAATGCACCAGTAGCCCACACTCTTGTTAACTCACCTGTTGCGCCGCTTGTGCCGCCTGTTACGCCGTTAGAACCTAGTGCCGCTTGTGTCGGTACGTTGCCAGTCGATGCAGAAAATGGAACTTCCCAAATAGTCGTACCATCTATCGCAACCACACCGCCCAAAGTTGACGATATTGTTATATTTCCAAAGACGGCGGCTTGTTGGTTATGTCGAGTGTCGGCGTTAATTGTAAGAGAGCCACCGTTGACAGAAATTGTTTCACCATCAAGTAGCGGAGCAATCGCCGCGCTATCGTAATTAACTGTTGTGGTGACCGTTTGATTTGCCATTAATTCCCTATGAGTAAGTTAAACTTGTTCTATTATTCCAAATTTTATTAAAATTAGCATCGCCGTCAGCATAAAGAATTTTTATACCGCTAGTTTCATCAATACGTTTAATACGCCACACAGCAGACGATTCAGCAGAACCTATGTTGGCTTCGCCAACATAAGTCATGTTTAAAGTAGAAGTATCGTCAAGACGAGTAGTGAGTTGCGCTGCGTGAGTAGTGATTGAATCATTGTCTTTATTAATTGTAATGTCTGTGACATTAACGTCTAAAGACTTTTTACCGCTAACATCAGTAATGGTCGCTGTAACAGAACCATCACTAATCTGAACGGCAGAACTTCCACCAGATGAACCAGTAGTTACTAAATTGCCATTTTCATCAACTTTAACGGCTGTATAAGTCCCATCGGGCTTTTTACCTAAAATGATTTTTGAATCATTTGCGCTCATTAAACCTCAAGATAAAATTTATTAAAGAAAGAAAAAACTAGGGGAGGTTAACTCCCCTAGGCTCACAACAAAATTGTTAAGTGAGCAATTATGCAGATACAGATGAAGGGATTGAGTGAACAATACCCATTTTGCCAGGGTTGATGATGATGTCACCAGCAAGAACCATGTCAGAAATAAACTGAATACCAGTTGTATTACGAACAGTGAAGTACTCTTGACCAGCTTCGCCGTACATCTTCTTTTTCATTTTTTGACCAGCAAATTTAATTGCATCCCAATCAACAAAGAAAGCTGTATCGTCTGGACATGAGTTAAGACCAACTAATTTAACTTCACCTTCGTTACCAACAAGTGAAATTGAGTTGAAGCCAAAACCAGCAGAACGATCTTTAACCACATACTGACGACCAGCTTCTAAGTTAATAGCAGCATTGGCGAAAGCACCAGTTGAACACCAGATTTCAGTGATGTTACCGCGACCAAGTTTACGATTAGCGTAAAACTCTTTTAACAAGTCTTTTAAGATTGTTGCAGCAGTATAACCAGAACCAGAAGCACGTTTAGCTTGTAAAGTCATAGCGTCAGCTTTAGTTAAACCATAAATTGAGTCAGAACCACCAGCTACAGAAGCAGGAAGTAAAGCAGTTCTTAAGTCTAAGAACTTTTCTGAACCAGAACCAACAACACGCACTACCGCATTTTGAGCAGTTGTGTACGCCGACAAGTCAACTACAGCACCACCAGAACGAGCATTGTAGATAGTTAATACGCCAGTGTTGATGTCAACAGTACGAACATAACCAGTCGCTAAAACTGAGTCATCATCGTCAACTTCAACTTTCATTTGAGGTTGAAATAAAGAAGGATTTTCAACAGTAATAGTACCACCTACAGCACCATTGGCAGTTGCTTTACCGATTGCTCCGTAACCACGAAGCAAGTTTGATTCAATCTGGTCAGCAGCAATTAACGGCAATTCTTCTGCCATTTGCAAAATAGACTTAATGTAAGTCTGTTCGCTGTAGCCGTGACGAGCTAAATCGCGCTCATTGAATATTGCTGTCATTGCAAGTTCTTTTTGTGAAGTTACCGTTCCCATAACTTCAGCAGCTTCAGCAATGTCGTTGGCAGCAGGTAATGAACCAAACTGTACAGAGTTAAATCCGTTGGTTTTTACTGGAATTTCATAAACTCCACCTGCCCAATCGTAATTTTTCTTAATTGTCTTCCAAACGTATGAACGCTCAGCTAGTTTAGCCTCGAAAATTTCTTCTTTCATGTAGCGCTTTAACATCGCGCTGTGTGTTTGACTTAATGCCATTTAATACTCCTAGCCCTCTATTTTTGAGGGAATAGTTAAATTGTTTATTTATGAGCTGAATTTTTCATCGTAATACTTACGAAGATCATCAGCAGTTTTGAAGTTTTTGTGAGTCGGACTTCCTCCGCTACCTGAGATCACTGGAATAGTGGGCTTCTCTGTCGCTGGAATTACTTGAGGCTGTGCTTGTGCGCTAGGTTGAGCGTTAGGTACGGCTTGTAATTGTGGCGTTTGTGTAGCTTGTGGATTTGCAGCTTGTAAGCTAGGTGTAGCAAAGCTGAATTTTTTAAGAACGTCACTAATAACTTCGCTAGGTTTAGCAATGCGACCATTTTGCGTGTGGTAAATTGTAGCTCCACGCGCTCGGATTTCTTGTTCAAAACTTCCTTGGCCGTTTGCTGCCTCGAAAGCGCCTTTGAATGAAACCACTTCTGGTCTAGCTAGTTCTTGATTGAGTTCATTATTTATCATTTGTTCTTGAATTGTCAAGTTTTGTGATTGATAACCTTGCATTTGCTCTTGAATCGCCATGTTTTGACGTTGCAATCTACGATTTTCTTCATAAATTTGACGTTGTTGATCTGGTAATTCTGATAGTTGAAGCTTTTGAAAAACGTGCTGTTGTATTTTTTCATAAGGGATGCCGATAGTTTCTAAAAGACCATCTAAGTCACCAGATGTATAAAACTTGTTAGCGGTCATAGCCATTTCGATAACTGGTTTTACTTGATCTTGATATTGCTTAAACTCTTGACGTACTTTTTCGCGTCCAGTGTGAACAAAATCAAAACCATGCGCTTTTGAATAAAACTTAGCCCACTTTTCTTCATCTTCTTTAGATTTAATAGCGGCTTTAATCATTTCATCAAATTCACCTTCGGCATCACCGCCATCTTTAGTCGTGTATTTGAATTTAGTTTTAGGAGTATATGGAGGTGGAGCGTTTGGGTCAGCCGTTTGTCCTTCTGGTACTAAGTTTGGCTTACTAAGATCAGCTTTAACCTCTTTTACAGGCTCACTAGGCTTTGATTCATTCAAGGCCGAGCGTAAATCATCAACTGACTTAATCTCTTGCTGTGGGACTACTACAGGCTCTTGAGCCGTACTTGTTGTTTCGGTGCTTTGTTCCATTTAAAACTCCTTGCCTTGGTTTAGGCGTTTGGAGGCATCATTGGCGCTTGTTGCGGCATCATGCCTTGTTGTTGTTGATTATTAACCAAGTTTTGAGCTTGGTTTAAAATGTTAATTTGTGTTTGTTGGTCTTGTTGGCTTAACGCTTCTTGCGTTGCACCTTGAGCCGCTAATTGCTTTAAGAACCATTGTACCGAAGACACATCGGCTACCATTCGCTTACCATTCTCATCAAGTAAGTCAAACTTAACCATACCGCCACCAGTAGGGATGATTCCTTGCTCTGCACGTTGTTGTTCTGCAACTAATTGTGCTGAGAAATCTTCGTGTTGTTTGTATTTAATTTGATACATATTCTGTACTTCTGGATTAAGTGTTCTAAACTCAGAAGACTTCATGTGTGACTTAAGACGCTGCATATACATAGCATGATCGTCGTCTTTAACGGCTGGTCTAAATTCGCTTCTGTCCATAGCTAAAATGTCATTCTCAATGTTTTTATCAGTAAGCAACATTTCACTCGCAACCGCTTCTTTAGAAACAAACGGCATAAGGTTAATAAGTCTTGCTACCACAGTCTTAGGCAAGTCTTTACCTACATATTGAAGGATTTGCTGCACTTGTAAAGATTGACCTAATTGTTCTTCTAAAGTTCCAGACACTGGTTTAGCCTTAATGCGATACCCCTTGCCATCAACAGCTTTAAATTCAGGGATATTGATAGCTTCACGCTTACCAACGTGCTTAATAATCGCATCATCATCTAAGTAATGCTTTGATAATTCAATGTAGATTTTCCAATCATCACATAAGAATCGCTCAAACTTAGAAGCATAAGGCGAGTGTTTTAATTTGTTTTTTAACGAAGAATAAAGCATAGCAAAAGGGTCTTGCATTTTTGTTTCTTGTGTTTCGTACTCAACGTCACCAAGACGATAAATAGTCATAACTTGGCGATCAATAGCTCTAGCAAATTGTGAAGCATCACGACCTTGCTGCACCACAGGAGCAGGGCCATTCACGCTAAACGAGCGTATTCCATTCCATGTAGCACCCATAGTTAATTTAGTACCCATTTGTGTGAACACTTTATCGTCACCCAAAGCTACCATGTGGAAAGCTTCATTAGAGACTAAGAAATTAAGATGCGTTTGCGCGTGACGAATGTCTTTAACTTTACCAGTCGCTCTAGGCGAACCAGAAGTCGTTTTAAAACCAGTGTGCGCTATAGGCCAAACACCAAAAGGAAGCTCACCTTCACTAGCTTTTTTATTTCCTACTTGAACGATAAAATAACCCTTTGGATATTTTACGCATTTTCTAAAAAACCAATATTTAACTAAAACTTGACCAGAAATATCAACATACTCATTGTTTTCAAAAACTTGATAAGTCGTATCGCTAGCGGTTTTAATTTCACTTAATAAATCTTCATAGTCAGGCGAGTTTTTAATTAAAGCCTTAGCATCTTCTTGCGATAGCATCTTACGAATACAAAGCCATGGCGACTCATCTAATGAAGTTGCAGACTTAGGACGAATAACATTGTAAGGCTCGATAACTTCTTTTTTAAGCTCACCGCGAAAAACAGGCTCATCACCTTGCGCCAAAGGCAAAGGTTGACCAAGTTCATCAATAGGCATTGGGATTTCACCAAGTGAAGGATGAACAAACAAAGGCTCACCAGCCGCATTAGTCTTTTGCTTGTAGCCACGAACTTCACCAGCAAAAGGGTCAAAGTAATTTAATGAAAAACATTCACCTTGAACAACGAAAGAATCAACCCATCTATCAAGCTTATCGTAATACTTTAAACCTTCTTCGGCTGATTCTTTTACCGAGTTACACAACTCAGCATCTTTGATGTCGCCACGTTCATTCGCATTATTCGGCGTAAACAACACCCCTGGCGCTTGATTAACAATAGCCGACTTAGTTCTGTCGCAAACAATACCAACATGATTCTCCGAGAGCTTCATCTTCGTATCGCTTGTTAGTTGCGTACTATTACGATCTAAAAAAGCTTTAGAGTTTTTCTTAAAGTGATCGCCCTTGTAAAGTAAAATAGCCGTTCTCATGTCGGCAAAAGTAGCTCTATCAGCTCCCTCGCCATCAGTGAACATTTGATTTAGTTTTTCTACTTTTAGCTCTGTTGATTGATCTTGCGTTTCCATTCAGCCCCTTGCTGTGATAATGCTTCTTCAAAGGCTATCGGGTCTTCGTGTAATTTATACTGCAAATCTAAAGAGAGGGCTTGTGCCTCATCACCGATAACTTCGTTTTTGGTTGGATTGTCTGATTCATTAAAGACTGTTGGCGTTGGTGAAGGCCACAAACTATCGCTTGGTACGCTTAGTTTCTTGTAAGTAACATGAAGCCCATTGTAAACGATGCTTTCACAGTTTGCATCTTTTCCAGCTAAAATAATTTCTTTTATGTCTTTTTCAGATAAAAATAACTTAAACAAAGCGTCCTCCTTGACGTTATAAATCACTAAATTCGCTATAAAATTCAATTTCTCGGTCAACCGAGTCCATCACATCATTAGCCTTAAGGTTTTCCGTAAAGTGGTTAGACCTATCATTCCAATCGGTTTTATTCTCTTGCTTGGTAACAACAGTCTTTGTACCAATGTGGCTAAAGTCGAAATTGATTCTGGTTACACCGTAACGTAAAGAATCAGCCTGATCGTCTACTTGCTTATCTTTTTTAATGCTATCCTTCATACACTCTAGTTCTTCACACAAAGTTTCCCAAAAAGGAAAACCATCAGTAGTCACAGAAAGAGGGTCGGGGTCTTTTTCGATAAGCATCATTCCATGTTTGAACAAAGTGTTTATTAACCCCTGACCAGTTTGATGCTTCTTGTCCGAAGGTAAAACCACTTCACCAGCTTCTTGTGCGTTTAAATAAAACTCACGCGAGCTTTGGTCGTAAAATGTTGCTACAATGTTATAACCTTGTTTTAGTTCTTGATACTTACGAAGAATGTCGATTGTAGAGGTTTGGATTTGATTGCTTCCACGCCAAGTCTTAATAACCCTTGCTTCGCGCATATCAGGTCGGACAGCTATAAAAGTAATAGCCGCAGGGTCATTGCCACCGCCCGAACCAATGTCGATACCAGCGTATGTAGGCCATGTACGAGCTTCTTCTAAAGGAGCAACAACATGAGTAAAGCGGTCAAATGTAGGAAAAACAGCAGACTCAGCTTTGGCAAATTTCGCATAAACACGAACTTCAATTTGCTGTCTAGTTGGTAACTTAGCTTTATAATCTTCGATTTCACGAACTGTCCTTAGTCCTGGCGAGCCATCTTCAAAAGTGACAGTATCATACATCGTAGCCTTAATAACGCAAGCTTTAGGCATCTTGTTATTTTCAAATACACCACGCCAAAAGTCATCACCAATGGTCGGTGTACACACTAAACTAAATGGCCCTTTGGTGGCTAATAAACGTGCAGAGACTTCCCCCCACAAGTGCATAGGCATTTCTTCATCGGCGCACACAAAGTCAGGTGAAGCCGCTTGTAGATCGCTAACTTTTTGAGTGTATGACATAAAGTAAATCTTCATGCCAGAATTAAAGTGAATACAGTAAATCTCTTTATCTTTAAACTCCGGTGTCCAGCCATACTTAGCGTCATTTTTCATGTCACCGCGAGGTAAAAACTCCTTAACCCATTTGTTGTGATATTCACGCGTAGCTAAACGAAACGAAGGGTAAAAGTAAAAGCCGTATTGCGGTGTTCGCGTGAACCACCTAGCCCAACTCTCTTGATCGGTGCAAAAACGAATGGCTTTACGGATAGAAATTGAACTTTTACCACTCTGATTCGAGCAACACAAAAAAGTATAACGATTAGTAGATTCCCAAAACCTACGCGACCAGTTGAAAAACTTATGGCCGTATAAGTGCGGTAATTCCGATTTATACTTATCAAGCGCTTTTTGTTTGGCTAAGATTGCCTTAGCTTGAGCATCTATTTCACTCAAACATCAATCCCTTCGCACTCATTACAACACTTGTCTTTACCAGTTTCATCAGGATAAAGTTGCTCCCAAGCTTTTGTGCCACATCTCGGACAACGCCTGTAAACATGAGCGCGTTCGCTAGGCTTTTTACCAAGCTCAAACAAAGCCATGTCTTCATCGGTATCAAGTTGTACCAAGAAGTGATCTAAATTAAACTTCGGGTTCGTCATCGTAAGCTCCGCTAGATTCAATCACTTCTTTTGGTGGCGTAAGGTCAGCTAAAGCTGCCGCCTCTAATTCAGCCACACTAAACACAGGTTCAATTTCCGTAACCTCAGTTGTTAAAGGTTCTTCTTTAACGCCTTCGATTTGTGCTGGTTGAGGGGTCACATCTTGCATTGGTGGTGGTTCAGCGTGAAGTTGAGTTGTAGTGACGTTAAGTGATTTTTGGTTAATGTTAATGTTTTGAGTTGTGCCATTCTTAAGCTTAATGGCCTCAGTCCAAATAGACTTTTGCAAAGCTGCGTGTTTCACGTTAACCTTGCCTTCTTCATCGATAGCTGGTAAAGCAAGCAACCTACGCATTTGTTGAGTCCCTAGCTGAATAATATCCTCTAAAGAATTGGTTAACGAAGGAGTAGGAAACAAAAGGTAGGCAAGTTTAATCGGCTGCTTTTCAACCATGTCACGAAAAACTCTCGCATCACACACGCCGCCATAAATACTTGGCAGGTTCATCGTGTCTTCATTAGCGGCGATAGCGCGTTTATATTCTTCCCAAAAAGCTACTCGAAGCATTTGCTCTGATTCGTTAGGACGAGCGTATTTAAGCAAAGAGTCGAACTCAATCTTAAGGTAGCGTTTAGGCACTTTTTTGGCCGAGTCACGAAACCAAGATGGCAACATATTCAAAACCGCTTGGTCGTTTACCTTTGATGAAAATTGAAGGTTTTTGTAAGGTGTTATTTCGTAGGACATAATCTTTTAGCTTCCTCTTTGGCTGCTCTAATGGCTAACTGCGCGTGAACCATAACTTCCAGCCTTTTTAGTTCTTCGTAACTAAGATGCTTAATTAACAACAAAACGTCGTTTAACTCAGAAATCTCGTTTTGATTTTTTTGCACGACAAAACTCCCTTAAAGCGCCTTTCGGGTAACGCTTCGCCCCTCGCCATTTGATAACGAAAAGTTCATTTAAAACTGAGGTTAAACCTTCAGCGATGATCTCACCAAGCACACCATCAATGCCGCCTTCTTCCGTAACGTGAAGTTCGTGGTTAATGGCATGGATAAGTTCGTGGAAAAACACGCGCCACTTTTCTTCATTAGTTAAGGTTTTCTCTAAAAGAATGGTGCGAGTATCAATGTCACAAAAACCATCACATTTGCCAATACCAGGAACATGAAGATCGAAAGTGTAGCTTATTTGCCACACCTCACCTTTTATTTTAAAGTTCTTAGGTAGGCCATCTTTAGCGCTCATTTTTTGACCTTTCTGTTTTGGTAGTCGTGGCGAACAAGTTGACTGATTTGGGCTTCATTAGCGACCCCTAGGTTAAACCATCGGTCAATAAGGATGTAATCACCCTTGCCGACCACAATCGGGGCTTTAGAGCCGTTTAAACGCGGATAAAGAGTCATAGGGCGCTCCACCCTAAAAAAGAGATAAGGCTCTTTAGCAATAGTAAGTTCATACACCCTCGTACTCACGCAGCACCCGATACAACCTTAAAGAGCTAAGGGCTAAGTTTTCAGTCGCATCCGAAATATCAACAACGCGGTAGCCGACTTGCGTGAGCAAAAAGTGAGCGTCAGAGTGCGCTTTTCGCAAAGCTTTGTCTAAACGTGACTCTAATGGTGAGGCTTGCGCTAGCAAAGGGTCAAAGCCAACAGGCAACGAGGATTTGGGTTGGTTTTGAGTAATAGCTAAGGCAAGGCTAGTGGCTAAAGCTTGGGTTTTGCGAGGGTAAGGGCGAGGAGTGAGTGAGAGAGCGGAGCGCAGCGTAGCGGTTGAGATGTCGAGAGGGGGTGTCCCATATTTTTTTTCATATAAAAGGTAGACCCCCACCCCCCCTTCAATTTTGCCTGGACTGAGCTCAGTTCTTTTTGCGCTCAAATTGTCTCTTAATCGACTTAATAACAAATTAAATGAGTCTAACATATTGAAATTGCTACTCATTGTTGCCCTTACTTACGAGTTTATGTAGTTGTGTAATGCTACAATTTAGCGGTGACAATTTTTGTCACTGTAACAATGTCAGTTACAATTAAGCGTTATAAAAAGTCACCAACATTTTTTTTGCGCTAAAAGCATTTATCTATCAAAAAAGCAATCTCGATAGTTTTTATCTATCATACTTTAAATGATAATAGCTATCATCTACTTTCTTTTTTAACATTATATATATGTTAAACAATGAGCTTTCTTTTTTTAAAGCACTAAAAAAGTAACTAGGCTTGTCTAAACTCTACGCAAGTCTGTAATTTTGACTCAATGTGATACACATAAATAATATATTTTGACTTACTTACGAAAATTATTTAAGTTAGTAACAAATAAAGCCGATACATTAGGTATCAGCTATTTAACGAAAGGCTAAAAACATGAAGCAACCAATAATTATCGGAGTTTTCTATAACGACACATTAATAAGCGAGCAGTCTTTTTCATCTTGGGATGAAGCGAGCGTTTACTGCGCAAATTTAAACCCTATCTATATAACTAAACTTTTAGCTCATAACTAACTAAAGAAAGAAGATAATATGAAACAAACAGTATTTAACGGAACTAATCAGGAAAAGGCCGCAAAAATAGCTCAGATTGCAAAGCTACTAGGCAAGGGCTGGACTTTTAAAGAAGATAAAGAAATCAATCACTGGACACAAATAGACCATGTTAACGGAGGTCGAATAGGCTTTAGCTTTGGTTATAAGGGCGACGTTGAGGCTTCTGTTCGCTGGCCTAGTTACTGGAAAGAAAATAGTTATGCAAGCTTTAGCGACTGGAAGCACGTTTTAAAAGTCGAGTCATTCAATGAAAGAATAGGCTTTAGTTTTGGTAAAGATGTTGAAAAAATTGTTTCTGATATAAAAAAGCGTTTACAGTTAGACTTATACTTAGAGTTATTACCTAAATGTAAAGCCTATAAAGACGCTCAAAATAATAAACATGAGCAAAGACAACAGATAACTAAAGATCTATTTAAGCTAGTTCCTAGCGGTGTTATGCATAACTCGCAACATTATAAGGTCGATGAGAACTTAACTAGATTTGAGTCAAGACTCGGAATAAATGAGGCTAACGTTCAATATCATGGCGACGTTGAGCTTGAGCTTCAAGTTAGTTCAAATCATTTAGTTAATATTCAGCTAAAAGACCTAAGTAAGTCACAAGCTGCAAAGCTTTTAAAGTTCTTAGCTAAAGAAATATCAGGTTAACATCGCCTCTCACCTTAGACCTTAGCGTCGAAAGGCGCTACAGTCTTGAGCCTTGTCAATAACGGCAAGCCTCAACACTGGTCAACTAAGGCCATGTAAAAGAAAGAAGCACACAATGAAAACAGAGATTAACAAAAAAACACTCTTAGACGCTATCAAACAAGCTAAAACACTTGTTGAGCGTAGGAACACAATGCCGACAATTCAAAACCTAGCCATTATTACCGACGACTTAGGCATAAGACTTCAGTCAACTAACTTAGACGTTAGCTTTGAAAAGTCTTTGGCCGTAGCTTTAGACTTTAAGCCTAGCGTTTATTTAATCGAGCCTTCAGAATTAAAAGACTTTCTTGATTGCATAGACTCAACATACATCGAATTTGCTCAAACCGAGAATGGCCTTGAACTTGGCTTTAAAGACCTTAAAAAAACCTTAACTGATCAAACCGAGTCATGGCCCAAAATAGACTTTTTAAGTTCAGCGCCTAAAGAGTCAATCAACGTCTTAGGTTTAAAAGCTGTAAGTTTTGCCATGTCAAAAGACGAAACACGCTTTCACTTAATGTCTGTATTTTTCGACGCTAAAGGCTTTCTTGTCGCTACCGATGGCCATAGACTACACAAGTCATTAAGCACTACTTTTAACACAAGTTTTATGATGCCTAGTAAGGCAGTAAAACTATGTCTTAATCAGTACTATATTGATGTAAGCCACAATGACACAAGTATTTTTGTCAGTCTTAATGCCTCAACTCGTATTGTGTTTAGAAAAATTGAAGGCAAGTACCCTAATTATAATCAATTTATTCCACAGAACTTTAAGCACTTGATTCAAGGCACGACTAAGGACTTTTTAAGCCTAGTCAAAAAAGCCGAAAAGCTTGCTGACAAAAAAACTAAAAACATTAAGTTTGATTCAAACAAATTGCAAATTAGTCCAGACTTGAGCTTAGACTTAGGCAAGATCAATAACGAAGTCCAAGAAGGCATTTATAATCCCAAGCTTGCAATCAACGCTAGCTACTTATTAGACGCTTTAACTTGTGTAGATCAAGACAATGTAAGCGTTAAAATAAACGACTCGCTTAGTCCTGTGCGAATCACTAGCCAAGCCTTTGAAGCTGTAATTATGCCAATGAGGGGATAACATGAAGCAATTATTCACAGTCTCACAAACCTACCAAGCAGTCACGCCAGAGTCTTGCGAATTAGGCGACTTTAAAGATCAAGGTTTTATTTTTGAAGACGCTAGTTATTCGATAAAAGATATACTTTACGAGTTAAGGCAACAAGGCATTGAACATATAGACTCTTTTAATGACTCTATAAACATATATGGCTGGACTTCAACAATAGACTATAAAACTGGCGAAGACGAAACAAAGTGCTTACATATCAAAGCAAAGCCAAGATACATCAAAAGACTTTTGAAAGTCTTAGAAAGTAGAAAGTAATATGCGAAATAATTTTAACTATGAAATAATTTTAAACAGACTAAAAGACGCGCCAAAGTATAACGATGACATGAGGTCATCGCGCTTTGTGGTTTATTCAGATTGCGCCGATATGGTTCAATACTCTAAAGTTTTGCAAGCTTTCGACAAGGCTTTTTTGATTCAAAAAATACTTCAATCAATGGTCTTAAATAACGACCATAACACAGATATGTTTAAGATAATAGAACAACTAACATTAAAACACTTTGAAGACCTACAAAAGTCGAAAGCGAGTAACTTATGACTCAATTCCCAAATTCAAACCATCGCATAACCCAAGAAAAGTATTTCAACGCTAAAGAGCTTGAAGCAATACAAGCAAGCATAACCAATGATCGCTTTGGCCTTATGTGCCGCATAGCTTTAACTACTGGCGCTAGACAGTCAGAGCTAATCTTGTTAACCAAAGACCACATCGACGAAAAGAACGGCATAATCTTAATCGAAGCTACTAAAGGCAGTGAAAACAGACAAATCAAAATAAGTGACGATCTTGTGCAAGCTTTACTAGCTTTACCGACCTATCATTTGTTCGACTTTTCAACGACTTATGTTCGTCAACAATGGTATGCAAGAAGGCCAAAGGGCATAACCAAAAGCTTTCACTGTTTTAGGCATACCTTTGGCGTTGAGCTTTACAAGGCTACGCGTGACATTATGTTTTGCAAGCGGGCGTTAGGCCATAGGGCTATCACTTCGACAATGGTTTATGTTGAGTGCGTAGAATACGCTGAAAAAATGAACATGACTTATTTAGGTATAGACAACTTATTAAACCCAAACCGCATAACGGCTTTGAAGGAAGGATAGAATGAAAAAGAAAACAAAAAATAAAAAAGTGCATATTGTAGCAATCAAAACACATAGAGCTAGAAAGTTTACTCTTTTTGTTTTTGAGACTAAAAAAGATGCCAAAGCTTTTGGTCGTGAGTGCTTAAAAGGTGGATGTCTTGTCGCTTATTCTGAAATGAATGGGGTTTAGAATGAACCGAGATCATTTAATTCATATTATTGTGCAACACTTAACTCAAGGCGACTACGACACTGGTATAAAAACTTTTGTCAAAGACTATTGCGATTTAAACGATATAACTATGCCTAGTGATATAGAGATATTCGATGCTTCAATTATAGCCGATAAGCTAATTAAAAACGAAGTAAGAAGTGGAATTAAATAATGAAACAAGACATAATAGACCATTTTATCAACATCACTTACTTAGCAATCCTATACCTCACACCACACGCGGCGATACTCGCCGCCTTAGCTTACCTTGCAGGAGCGTTCTAATATGGCCTATAAACCCTTCAAACCTAACGCCTTAGACAACTTAGCCACAGCTATAGAAACGCTCCATAAACGCTATCCTAACGCCATAGAAGCGCTAGCCGCAGCCTTATACTTCAGTTTGATCTATCTCGCCATGTTCAGTTATTTCAAAGGTTTGTCGATCTAGCGTTTCGATGGCTAGCTTTAGTGTCATCGATTCAAACCGATCTATAGATATATGCCGTTCGCCTACAAGTCTAGCCACTTCGTAGGCTATTTTTTTTTGATCTATAGCTACATAGGCCACCAAGTCATAATTAGCGACTTTTTTAGCCCTATTATTAAACTTATAGCAATTCAACTTTTTAGGCTTAAGACTTCCTTTAACTTGAATCCTGTAAAGCCTTCCGTTGTCATCTAGGATAATATCGTAAAAGCTTCCAGGGCTTGCCATGTGAATGCGATACCCTTTGCTTATTAAGTCGCAAGCGACTAAATACTCAGCGAAGTCACCTATCCTTTGTGAACTACCATCGTATCTGGCTTTCAACTTTACTCTCTTTTTCAATCTTAGTTTGAACTTTAGTTATGATTTTAGTTACATCACGTTTATTAGCGCAGTAGCATTGACCTTTGATAACAAAGCCAGCTTCGTCGCCATCTTGGTAACAGACTGTTTCACAGATTATTTGGTGCTTATAGATAGATAATTTATTTTCTTGAGCGTGAGCGATTTGCAGAAGTATGCACAAAACTAACATTTTTACATCCTTGTAAAAAGATAAGTGCCAGTTCTAGCGAAAGACCCTTGCACTGGCAGGCAAAGGATAAGGCCGCTTAACACTTTTGGGCGGTTAAGCCTTAGTCGCTAGACTAAGCATGAAAACCCTGTAATACCAATAGAGAAGAAAGGATAAGACTCTATGGTTTTAAACTCTAATAACTTTAGTTAACGTTTTGTCTTCTGCGGTAGCTAGGCCTAATGAGCCTAGCGTAAAGCCACCACAGATATATAGACTTCCTTCGCCATTCTGGTGAAAGAAGCCCACAAAGCCTTCAAACACACATAGATCGCCTTGTTTTAGATCACGCTTGACTTCATAGCCTCGATCTAAATAAGTATCTGCTGCTGGTTTAAAGGTTGGTGGTGCTATTGGTTCGTTAGTCTGCATCACTACAAACCCACCTTTGCTGTCTCGTTCTAAGCCAGCTTTCAGTAAGCACCATTCAATAGAATCATTGTTTACGCCAGAGTCATCCATGACCCCAATAGCTAAAGCAGGGTTACGTTTAGTCATACCTAAGCACATATAGTAAGACATAACCGCACATGACCAAGCCTCGTCATTCCAATCCTTCGGAGGCTCAACAACAAAACCTTTAATCAAATCAATTTCAGTACGATAGAACTTACAAGGCATATCTTTTTTAGCAAATCCATAAGCCTCATGACAAGTTAGCGGAGCTAGCGTTAATAAACTCACGTTATGCCTCGACTTTCTCAATACTCAAGCTAGATATATCAAGTCTATGTTTGTAATGTCTTACACCAAACTCACTAATCAATAGAGCATCTACTTTACCTTCGTGGGCTAGCTTAGATCGCTCGCTTGCTCTTAGTTCAACATGAGGGAATAATTCATTAGTCATTTGCAAGGCTCTAATCTTAGTCGTACCTGCCTTACCTTTAGGTAAGACATACTTTTGCCATTCTTGCGGCCTAACCACGTAGTAAGGGATTTTAAGCGTGTGTATCACACCTAGTATCTGTCCCCACCCACGACCAAAACTAAGCATGGAAGCAGAGCCTTGGCTAGATATAGCAAAGATTTCCTCGATATAGAGCATCTTAATTTCACTACGAATTTCAGTAAACATATCTGCGATAGCCTCGGTGTCAATAAGCTTAGTGAACCTTACAGTGCCTTTAGTTGGCATAACCATTAAGTCTATTTCATTATTGGTTAAATCTCTGATGCAGATACCGCCAGTCATCCCAGGGTCGATGCCGATGATTATTGACATAAATCCTCCACGTTATCGCTAGCTAACTTAATGGCTATAGCTAAAACAAAACCAATGATTGCCGACACAGTATGAACCGCATCTACAGCGATTAGATAAGATATTAGTAAGATAGACATAGAGTTGAATAAAATCTGTAACTTAAGTGATGTTTTAATTTTCTTTGGTGTTTGCATGATGATTTCCTTTATATAAAAATTGTTTCGTTAAAGTTTAAGTTAATCACTAACTATAAAAATAATTTACTGCGTTAGTATCATTTATTTGTCTAAAATTTGTTGATTTGTATTTATTAGTGTACAATTATTTGGTCATTAGTTGTTAGAGACGTAGAGATGTTTATAACTACCTTTATAGATCAAAGACTTCTGATAAACGCTCAATTTATCTGTCGGTAGAAATACGCACTGTTCGGTTGAGAAGTGAATATAGTTTTTAGAAGCTATAAGCTACTATTAGAAACTATAAGCTACTAGAAGAAATCACAAAAGTAGCAAGGTGGGGCGACCCTCTAAAGCCTGTGGTTGGCAAGTTGTAAATTTTTTTACGAAGCTGAAATTTAGAGGGGTGTGTTTTTTTTGACATACGAGCCGAGTTCGGGGTTGTTTAGCCTCGGACTTAGGGGCTTGTGTGTCTAAGGCAAGCTTAGACGTGTTCTTGTACGAGTGAAAACAAACGCTAACGCTCAAGCAGCCAATCCGCTAAAGCTTGAGTAAGTGCATACGGTAAGTTAGCTGCGTAAGTCTAGTGTAAGCTGTTAGCGAAGTAATGAATAATAGTGTCTAAAAATTGTCATTTTTATCGCATCAAGTCAATAGTTGTACTAAGTCAATATTACATTCAGCATTAACTACATAAGGTAAAAAGGAGTTTACGTTATGGAAGTTGATTACACAGAAGTATGTGAGTTATTATACTCGAAATATCCACGAAAAGAAGGTAAAGTAGCTGGCTTTAAGAAGCTTAAGAAGCTAGTACACGACCCAGATAAACTAGATCAATTTAGTCGTGCCTTAGAAAATTACTCAAACCATATTAAAGCTAATTGCATAAGTAAAGAATACACTTTGTTATTTTCTACTTTTGTTAATGGTCGTTGGACTGATTACGTTGATTTTTTAATGGAACCTAAGCCATTAGTTGATCGTGTAGTTTTGCCACCAGATACCGAATTAGAACAAGATGATTATTATTTAACGCTTAAAACCGTACAGCTTCACCGCGCTTTCACAGAGCACCTAACACTCATAAAAGAAATTTGGACTGAACACGATGAGTTTATAGCCTTTTTGGGGGCTAAAAAACGCTGGTTCATGGATAAGTACAGAATCACCGAACTAAAAGGTGCACCGTACCAAGATTTCAGAGGTTTCTTAACTATCGCTATCAAAGGGGAGATCGGTGTACGCAATAGACGATAATTACTTAGACTTTATGAACGCCGTAATCATGCGTAGGTTGCGTGATGAAGCCTCGAACAACGAATTAGTGGCTCATGGCATAGATGGTTCAACTTGGCCTGATTGTGAGCCTAAGAGCATAGCCTTAGATTTAAACGCTAAGGTTAGATTTGGCTTCTTAGCAGCAAAGACTATGATCTTTAATGAGTACAAAGATTATATTGGTGTTATTCGCAAACATACGTTCATGTTGCCATTAGAAGTTAAAAAGATTTTAGCTAGGCAAGAAGAATGTCATAAAAGGTATTGGGCTATTGTCTTTCAAAACAGACTACAAGATGAGCCAGAGTGTTTAGATAAACTCATAAACGAGTACAAAAAAGCTCAAGCTACACCTACTAAAATCTTAAACATGAAGCACAATGTTTTATCACTCGTTAAAACAAATGAAGAAATGATTAAAAATGGTACGGCTATCGTTACCATACCAGGCTTCGAGAAAGTCTCAGAGCTTATCCAAGGTTTTAACCCAAAATCAATTACTATGCTTACTGCTATGTCAGGCGTTGGTAAAACCAATTACTGCGTTTCTTTAGCCCAAAATGCTACTGAAATAATGGACGTTCTTTTTGTGAATATGGAAATGGACGAGTTTAACTTCGGCTCACGCTTTATTCACAATGGCGCTGGTATCAATAACAACGATTGGCGAACAGGCCGCTACGCTAACGAAGGCACACTTAAGTCAATTCAAGAATACGACTCTAAGATTAAAACTAGGTTTAACTTAGAATACACCAACGGCGAAGCTTTAACCCAAAGTCAAATTGAAGCTGAAGTTTATCGTAGATTTGATGGTTTAAAGCGCGGCTTAATTATCATTGATTACGCTGAGAAAGTTTTATTACCTCGTAAAAAAGATGAGTGGGCTGAGTTGTTAGATTTTTATGTAGGCATGGAAGAACTTTCAAAACGAACTAACACGCATATTCTAGTTATCTCTCAAGGTGACGAGTTTGGCGATAGCAAAGCTTCAAAGCGAGCGAAACAACCATGTTCAAGTGTTTTAAACTTTTGCAAAGAGCCTAGCACTTTAAACAAAAACTTAGATCGTTATTTTATTAAACCGATCAAGGTTCGTTATGGTGAATTTAGGTCGATTGAATTAAACGCCAACTTAGCACAATCAAAAGTCAGTGAGATAGGTTGGTATGAACATACACAAGTAGTTGAGAAGAAAAGAGGAAAATATGAGTTTTAGGGCAATTTTAAATATAGTGGGTTTTTATTATGTTAATTAAAAGAAAATGGGCTATGCCTAATTCAAATACTTTTGAAATAAAGCCAATTAAAGAGTTAATTCTAAAATACAATAAAGGAATTGGGGCTGATGCTTTTGCTAGAAACAGCAAGTTCGCCACAATAACAAACGACTTAGATACTGAAACAACAGCCGAAAAACACATGGACGCATTAGAGTTTATTAAATCTTTAGAAGATAATTCTTTAGATTATTTTCTTTTTGACCCGCCTTACAGTCCTAGACAAGTTTCTGAATGTTATAAAAAAATGGGTATGACTGTAAACATGAAGACAACTCAAAGCAGTTTTTGGGGAAATCTCAAAAAAGAAATATCAAGAAAAGTGAAAATAGGTGGACATTGTTTAACTTTTGGTTGGTGCAGTAATGGGGTTGGAAAGACTAATGGATTTGAAATAGTTGAAATACTATTAGTAGCTCATGGTGGTTGGCATAATGACACAATATGCACTGTGGAGATTAAAAAATAAAATGCTAGACTACGATTTATTACTTGAACAATGGCGCGAAGAAGATGAGTTTGAGCGAATCTCTCTTGAGTTTATGGAGCCGTTGCTCCTTTCTTGGGTTGCCTTAAGAAACTCACCGAATGTTACTGGTGAAATGATTGCTGATTATATGGCTTTAACACAAGAGTCACTTGAGTATTGTTGGGGAGAAGGCGCAAAAGTAGAAATGAAAGAATGGTCGTTAGTTTTGATTCATCCAAGCGGTGAAAAGATAGAAAGAAGTCTCGTCGAAACCTAACACACTTTGTTAAACAAAAACATTTGTTTGACGCATTATTTTTTTTGTAAAACAATTTAATAAACGAAAACACAAGGAGAAAACATGAGTTTATTGTCAAAAGTTAGTAATGGAGTAAAAGAGCACAAACAAATATCGCTTGTTTATGGTTTACCTGGCATCGGTAAAACCACATTTTTAAGCAGGGTTGGCGGTGTTTTGATAGCGGATATTGAGGATAGTTCCAAAGCTTTAGATGTAGCTAGGATTTCTTCTTCGGAACTAAAAGATTATGAATCTTTAGTTGCTTTTTTAGAAGAAATAAAAACAACTACTCATCAGTATAAAGCTATAGCTATTGATTCAGTAACCACATTAGAACACTACATTAACAACCTTATTTGCTCTCAAAATGGAGTAAAAGAAGTTGGCGAAATTCCTTATGGTCGCGGAACTGCGGCAGTTAAAGAGAAATTAAAAGAATTTATGATTACTCTTAGGTCTGTAGCAAATTCTGGAATTGATGTTTGGCTTGCTGGTCATTCTTTAATTAAAAAATTCAACGACCCTACATTGCTACAGCAATTTGATCGCTACACCCTTCAATGTAACGAAGGCTTCGGTCAAGAGATAATTCGTCAATGTGACAATGTTTATTTCATTAAATACGATGTGCAAACATCGGTTGATAAAACGACTAAGAAAGCTAAAGGCATCAGTGATGGCTCTAGAGTTATGTACACTAGATATGCGGCTGGATTTGACGCTAAGACGCGCTTGAATTTGCCTGAGTCAATTCCATTTGATTATGATGAATACATGAAGGCTGTGCAATCATACGCACCCAAGGCTTCTAATGACATTATCAAAGACATTGAATCACTACTAATCAAGCTTGCGCCGCACGATCAAGAATTAACCGCATTAGCTAAAGAAAAGCTTGCTGCCGCAAAAGGCGACAACACTAAACTACAACGAATTAAAGAAAAGTTATTAGACGCGACTAACGCGCTATAGGAGAGAAAAATGTTTATAGTAAAGAAAAAGTACGAAGCACAAATTTCAGACGCAGGTTTAACAACTACTAAAGCTGGTGACGCACAAGTTTTTGTTGAGTTGTCAGTTAAGGCTGATGATGGCTCATTACATCGTCACACTTGGTATGGCGGTTTAAAAGAAGCATCTCAAGAGTACACAGCTAAATCATTGATTCAAATGGGTTATCTTGGTAACGGTTTTGATGACATTAAAAAAGGTTCAATCATGTTTGATGGAACTAAAGATCGCACTGTTGAGTTTGGTTATGGAAGAAAAAAGAACGAAATAACAGGAGCTTGGGAAGAAGACAATTCGAGACTTTCTGTTAAGTGGGTAAACCTTAAATCTTCTGGTCTAACTAAGTTTGATGGTCAAACTGGCATTAACAATCAAGCGGCATTGTTCGCTAAAGTTAAAGCTGAGTTAGGCGTTAAGAAAACTACGACAACAACTAAACCAGTTCCTTCGGACTGGTAATTCTTTAACAAAAGGCGGTTAGCGTGAAGTACGACATAAGTGAAGATCAACTAAAAGCTAACCGCGAAGAATACGCAAAATTTAGAAGCACAAGAATAGGCGGCTCTGACGTTCCAGTTATACTGAACGAGTCGCCTTTTGAAACGCCTTATGGTTTATGGTTAAAGAAAACAGGTAGGGCTAAGAATGAGTTTGCGCCAAGCCTTAACGCACAATTAGGTATCAAATACGAAGACACGATGCGATCTGATATTGAGCTTAAGCTTGATCTAGACTTTAAGCCGCAGATTTTTGTTCACGATGTTTACAGTTTTTTAATGACTTCGCTAGATGGTTGGAACGAAGAAACTAGAACCGTATTAGAGATTAAAACAGTTTTAGGCGCTTCAACTTATGAAAAAGCATTAGAAGGTAAAATTTCAGAATCATACATTTCACAAGTGCAGCAACAACTAATGGTAGCCCAAGGGGTTAAGACCCTTTTTTATGTCGGTAAACTTGAGCCTTTTATGGGTGATTACCGAATTATTGATAAAGTGTTGATCGAAGCTACGCCAGATAAAGCTCACCAAGAGCGTATATTGGCTGCTTGCCTACAGTTTTATCACCTTATGACAAGTGATACGCCACCAGATTTAACAGATCGTGATGCGGTCTTAGTGTCAGATAAGGACATTGTTGAACTTTTGTCTGATAAATTAAATAAAAATAAGATCATAGATTTGTGCTTAAAAACTAAAGAGCATAACTTTTATGACATTGGTGGAATTGCTAAATTAAAAAAAGATACAAAAGGTCATTGGAGAATGACCTTTAAAAAATAAGGAGGATTTATGGCAGAATTTAATGAAATACAAAAAGCGGTGCATACGCTAGCTAAAGAAAAAGGTTGGCACGATGTTGATAGTTCTTTGACTGAAAGAATTATGTTAGTCGTGACCGAGCTTGCGGAAGCGGTTGAGTCTATTCGCAGAAATGAGCCACCAGTTTGGCAAAAAGGAAAAGTAAAAGAGCCTTTATCTATTGAACAAAATCAAATAAAGCTTATGCCTATATCGCCAGAATGGGATGTATTTGTTAAGCCAGAAGGTGTTTTAACGGAATTAGCTGATGCGACAATTCGTATTATGGATATTTGCGAAGCCCAAGGTTGGGATTTAGAGCAAGCCATTAAAACAAAACACACGTTCAATAAGACCCGAAGCTATAGACATGGGTTAAAAGTTTTATAAAATGGAATCTACGATGGAAGCAAAACTATTCGACAGAGGATTACGCAAACTAATTAACAACAATTCGTATAATTACAAAATTGACAGTCTTTACAAGTATATCTCAGAAGGATGGTCGCCAGCTATGGCCGAAGCTAAAGCTGGTTTACGACCTTCGATGAACGATTACAGAACGTATGAAGACAGCGAACATTACCTAAGAGTGAGAAACATTTATGCCAATGCTAGAAAAAGAAAACTATTTAATTCATTATAATCTTTATGACAATGAATTTCACATTACATCGGTTGAAGTTTTCGCCGAAGCTGAAACTAAACCTAACAAAAAAGAGTTTTTATGGGTTTGGGCTGATAGTATGCCTAAAGACCTGAGAGACTTTGTTTACGACCAAGCTGCTAAAATTTTAGAGGGGGATTTATGATTACTTTGCTACTAATGGTATTTGTTATTAGTTTGTGCTTTAATGCTTTTTTTGTTCATTATCTTTATTCAAACAATCTCGAAATGTCCTTTGGCGACCCAGAAAAAAAAGAATTAGAGATTTTACAAATAGCTATTGAGAAAATCAATGGCATTGAAAGAAATTCAACAGAAAACCCAGAGATAGCTTATAAAGAATCTAAAAAGCTAGCAAAACAAGCCATTAACGAAGTTCTTGCACACCGCAACAATCTTAAATAATTTGTTTTACATTTGTTAAACGTATCATTATGCTCTTTTTAAAGGAGAATATATGAAAGAAAACAAAGAAGTAATTGTGGCTTTTAGACTTTCTAAAGAAGAAAAGAAAGCTTTAAAAGCCTATCTCAAAAAAACAAAACAAAATGCAAGTGATCTTTTTCGTGATCTGTTAAAACAGCTTAATTTGGTGAATCATGGTAAGAACTAAAACACGCTACATAGTAGTCTTAACCCTACTAATAACCGCCTATTTTTTAACAGGAGTATTACGATGACCCAAAAAGAATTAAGAATCAGACTAGAACAACATAAAATGTGGCTACTAGATAACAGTACAGGCAAAAGATTTACAGCGAAGGTAGGCGAGAATCTTTCGTGGGCTAATCTTTCGTGGGCTAATCTTTCGAGGGCTAATCTTTCGTGGGCTAATCTTTCGAGGGCTGATCTTTCGTGGGCTAATCTTTCGAGGGCTGATCTTTCGGGGGCTAATCTTTCGAGGGCTGATCTTTCGGGGGCTAATCTTTCGGGGGCTAATCTTTCGAGGGCTAATCTTTCGGGGGCTGATCTTTCGAGGGCTGATCTTTCGAGGGCTAACGGTTTTAAATTTACTCCTCTGCAAGTAGTTAATACAAAATACTTCGTCACAATTTTAGACGATCATATTTTATGGGGTTGTAAAAAAATGACCTTCGATGAAGTTAAGGCTTTTAAATTTTCAGACTGCGAAGATAAATCATGGGTTGAGAATGAGTTTAAGTTAAACAAAAAGATTATAACTGAAATGATTAGATACTATCGACCAGCAGCCGAACTGAACAAGGAGAAAGTTTAAGATGAGAAGTGATGAGTATTATTTTGGATTTTGGAAAGGCTTTTTAATTGGAGCAATTTTTATAGCAGGGATAGCGTTTTTTGTAGGTGCAGCATGACCCACAAATTCACCCCACGCTATCACAACATCAACTTAAGACTTACAGAGGTGAAACGTGACTAAGTTTTTAATAATTATATTACTTGTATCATTATCAAGCTGTAGTCCAAAAAAATCGACACCTGTAATTGTACAAGATGCACAAGATGATTTTCGAGTCTCTAAATTGTTTAAATATGAAAACTGTACTTTGTATAGATTTATGGATGATGGAAACTGGCACTATTTTTCCAATTGTGGAGAAGTAGAAAGTAATCGCACCGAAAGTTGTGGTAAAAACTGCACAAAACATGTACAAGAAAGAATCGGCAACAGATGAATAAATACAAAAACATCGAGAAGTATATGCCAGAGTTGAAGGTACATGATGGAGCTGTTCATTATTCTACAGGTGGTCATGTTTGTAATGTTATCATGCCAGCAGAATTAGAAGCCCTGCTTGAAAAGGGTGTTGAGGTTTATGGTGGAGATGAGAATGACCTAGCGACCTGTCCAACTAGAGGTGAAAAAGATAAAATGACAGGCCTCCTCATCGGCTACAAGCCTATCGAGAATCAAGAGCCTGTGAGTAAGAGTGAAGTTTTGAAGATGCTAAAATCGTGCGACACATTTATAGATGTTCCAGATAATTTTGATTCAGTAAAAAAAGACTTAAGTGATTTACTTAAGCGCATCGAAAAGAATGGAGTCCGAAATGACTAAACCCCTAGACCAAGTTAAGAGCGAGCTGGCAGAGAAACATGGTTACTGTGATAAATCAGGAGCTACGTCGATGTTATTTGAACACTTTGAACTAGGCTTCGACTCCTGTCTAAACCACCTTGCTAGCGTGGGAGTGAGTGGGGCACAAGAGTTTTGGATATGCCCAGAGGAGTTTGATACTGAAACAGGAACATGGTTAGGTTGCGACGTTAGGACACAGAAACCAGATGATAAACTTTTACCATTCAATCACGTTATCGAACTTCTGCCAGTCGCCGCCCAACTATCAAAGCAAGCTGAGGAGATTGAGAGGCTTAAGGCTGAATTAAGAGCTGTTAAAGCTGAAAAAACATTGTTGGAAGTTGAGATTAAAAATGAGCTTGTTCATTGTTCGTATAAAAAGCAACTTACCGAAGCTGAAAAGGTGATTACTGAAATTAAGCAGCTAGCCCGACAATACTTCAAGGATAAGGGGGAAGTTAAATGAATATCGAGTTTAATAAAACATGGTGTGTTAGCAAATTTCCTCAAGACTGTAACGAGATTATTCAAGTTATTCATAGACCAAGCGGCAAGGCTATTCGAGATAATTATTATATTTTTTTACATAATCTGAACGAAGTTGTTAGCAAATTAAAAAGAGAATTGACTGATTACCAAAGGACTCAAAATGAAAACAGATAAGGCGAGAGAGTTTCCAGATAAGTTTGAAGCTATGGCAGATATGGAGCATAAGCTAACCGATAAATCTGGCTATCCTGTAACGATGTTAAAAGACCAAAGCAACGAAGCTAAAGCAGCAAGCAAGATAGATAAATACGCTGCCTTAGTTTTCTTAAAGCCTCACCCGAACTATCCTAACCATAAGTCTTTAGCGGATATGGATGGTAGACCAGTTGAATCACTTGTAGACTGTAATGGGTTTTGTGGATTAGATGATTTGAACGAAGATAAGAATAAAAACAATGCTATTGAACAGCTTAATATGGAGTTTTAAATGATTACACTAAACGAACTAGGCTACTACAAAGACATGGACTTAGAGCATTACAACAACTTGCTTAAGTTATCAGAGAAGATTAACAAACTTCGTGAGGCTTACGGAAAACCTTTACGAGTAACATCTGGCTACAGGTCTTTAGAAAAGCATCTAGCCATTTACGCAGCAAAGGGCATTACAGACCAAAATAAAATACCGATGAAGTCTAAGCACCTTGAGGGGTTAGCTGTTGATCTAGTGCCAGTTAAAGAGCCTGTAAGTGATCTGCATAAGTTTATTAAAAACAACATAGCTTTGATGCAAGAAATAGGCTTGTGGTTTGAGGACTTTTCTAAAACGGCTACGTGGTGCCATGTACAGGTGGTACCGCCGAAGTCGGGCAAGATGTTCTTTTTACCATGACAACCCTTAGCCATTTAGATAGTGTTTAATTATATGCAAGCGAATGTGAAGTTTTTAGCACAAAGCCAAGCTCGGATTAACCGCTAGACTAGTAAGCGAATACCTTTTGGGGGCTACGTTAATCAATGCAGTAGTAGCGAACTGCCGCTTGCTTTTTATGAAAGAGGAGATATGGAAAAACCAGATTTTAAATCAGTAACGAATATGGCAGAAACTCACGTTAGACACGAAAGACATAAGCTTGAATTAAGTAAGTTGAAAGAAAACATTTTCAACGAGTCTCATTCAGCAGAAAGAGCTTTTGACAAGATCATGGAAAAACTACCTAGCGATATAGCTAATGACTGCAAGATTGAGCTAGAAAACTTGCTTTACGCTATTGGCCGCATTAGAGGATATACAGTTAACTAACCCCTATCAATCACGATAGGTAGAAAGAGGAGAAAAAATGGATATTACACAAAATGAAGTTACAATCAATGGTAAAAAATATGTTTTAGTTGATTCAATTCAGAGCCAAACAAAAGCAGAGTCAAAAGATGGCTTAGAATACAAGCTAATTAGATGTTCTAATTCTGGCGTATTTGCTGGTTATTTAAAATCAATAGTTTTTCAAACAGCTATTATTTTAGAAGCTCGTAGAATTTGGTATTGGTCAGGCGCAGCTAGTTTGTCGCAACTTGCTATTGATGGAACTACAAAGCCGAATGATTGTAAATTTCCAGAAGCAGTTAGCAAAATTCAAGTTACAGATTGCATTGAAATTTTAGATGTTACAGATAAAGCTAAGAAATCAATCGACTCTGTTAAAATTTGGAGACAGTAATGAGCGAAATGAGTAATACAAGCTCTGGCTCTGGCTTTGGCTCTGGCTATGGCTCTGGCATTGGCTCTGGCATTGGCTATGGCTCTGGCATTGGCTATGGCTCTGGCGATGGCTCTGGCTCTGGCTCTGGCTTTGGCTCTGGCGATGGCTCTGGCTATGGCTCTGGCTATGGCTCTGGCGATGGCTCGAATAAACATCTATCGTTTTTAAGTTAATTATATGCAAGCGAAGCTCAAGTGGGCGCAGTCCGAACCGAACGGAGAGCAGTCGTCAGTAGCGCCTCAGTAGTTAGTAAATGGTACTATATGGTATCAATACTTTGTTGGTATCGTATAGTATTACATGAAAGGGATTAAATGAAATTCGACAACTTAGGGCTGCCACAAGATAACGGAAGCACCGACCTACAAGATAGCGCAAGATTAGCAGGACTGATGACTGTGGTTGAATGGCCTAGAAAGGTTGATCTACAATGGTACCGTAGTCCTTTTAGAATGGAGTACATTCGTCACCCAAAAGAATACATTTACGATTTTAGTCGTGACCAACTTGTGTGTTTACTTGCAGGATTGAGAAAATCAGAAAAAAATCCATTTTGGCTAACTTTAGAAGCTAACGGCAAGGACTTTATACCACCATCTGTAAATGGCCTAAGAACGCTTAAGCCGAATTGGTTTCAAAAACTATGGGCTAAAGCTGATGTTTTATTTCATGCACTTGTAATGCCGCTAGAAGAACCTAATCAAGTGATTTGTATAGCTGATGCTTATGGTTTACTGCCGCTATGGACTAAGTTAAATCCTAAGTGGCGTGAGTCGGTGCGCTTGTATTGGTGCGATTGGCGCAACGAACCCGAACTTGCTGAGCATATTATTCGGTATGTGGAGAAAAAAGCAGCCAACTAAGGCTGCTCTTGTTGGTTAGGATAAAACAACCAAGGATTGAGTGCAGGATTGGTTGGGTTAAGAACAGGAACTTGTAACCAAGGTGAAGCTGATAAGCGGTCGATGCCTGAGCCAAGGTTGTTATAAAATCTAGCAGCTCCTTTAGATGAGAGACCAGCACCGCCCATAACACCCGCACCACCGCCAACAGCAGCGCCGGCATAGCCTCCCCCAAGTTTGTAACCTAAAAGAGAACCAATAGCGCCAGTAGCGCTTTGTATCGCTGTTTTTCTTGGAGCTACTTGTTCAGGTCGTAAAAGAAAAGAATCGTCTGATGGGCCGTAGAAAGCGTTTAAAGCTCGAAGTTGATTAGGTTCTTCAAGATCAATCGCGCCTTGGCCTCTAAGGTTTTCAATTACACCTAATATGTTTTGCTTGCTTGGTCTACCTAGATTAACAAGAGTTGAGTATGTTTTTTGAGGGTCAAGCTCACCTTTTGTTGTAATTCCTTTTTTAATCACTTCATATTCACCTAAAGGTGACAAAAATCTAGTTGCGGCCTCATTTGCTGCTTTAGATTGACCACCAGTAGCTACATCAAAAGCATTGTTTAAAGCTCCATAGGCTTCGTTTACAGGCCGCGAAACTTGCGCTTGTATTGCGGTTTCTGTAGGGCTTAATTCGCCAGTCAAATTACCTTTTTGCAAACTATCGCTAAATAATTTTAACTGTTGTTTTAAATTGAAAGCGCCAACGCCAGTTTGTTTATCTAATTTTTCAGTTCTTGTATTGGCTTTTGTAATGTCTTTAAGTTGTTCTACTTTTTGTTTTATTAAAGCCTGTTTTGCATTTTCTTCACTAATATTTGCTGCTTTAGCTAATGCTTTAGCTTCAGCGTTTAACTGTGAAATTTGCTCATCTGTTTGTCCACGAACATAAGCGTTTACATCATCAAGAAAACGATTTTCTTCGCCAGGTAAATAGTAAGAACCACCACTACTAGGAACATTCCTTTTTTGTGGTAAATTTACGCCTAAATCTGAAAAATTTGCTGCCTGATTATTTGGAGCAACTTTTAATAAAGAATCAATTTCTTGGTAAACTTTTGAAGCTTCTGGAATGTTTTTTAAGTCTGGTGCATCGGGATATTTTAACCCAAACAAACTATTATAATACGATTTTAGTCTAACTCTTGTCGCATCTTCAATTTCATTGGGCAAGTCACCATTTGTTTTGCGAAAATTCTCAGGCTCAAGTTGTTCGATAGCATCTGTAAAAGATTTTTTTACCGAAGCAATATCAACTTCTTTTGCGCCTTTTTGTATATTTCCAGCGTTTCCTAATAATTCTTCTTTTGTTTCTTTGGCATAATTAAATAACTTTTCACCACCACTTTTAACAAGTTGGCGATCACCACCACCTTCGGCGATAGATTTAATAACATCTTTATTTTGACGAAAGTATTGTTGGGTTGGTTTATCAATACCAGTGAAAAACTCTGTAGCTGCTGGCCCTACAGCATCTACACCGCGCTTTAAAAACCCACGACCACTTTGTTTTAAACTTTCTGGTAAACGATCTACACCGGTAACTAAAGGCGCAGCAAAACCAAAAGCACCAGCAGATTTGATGTTGCCAGCGTTCATGTTATTCTCTAAACCAAAGACTGAACCTAAGCCTTGTCGTCCAACTTCTAAAGCCGCGCCAGTCGCACCAGAAGCTAAAGCTGCCGCAGGTAGTGTGGCTAAACCTCCACTAGCTAAACCAGCTTTGATGCCAGCCGCAGTAGCCGCTAGGTTTTGAACCGCACCAGCAGGAATGTCATAAGCTACGTCAGTTATGTCTTGACCTATTTCTTTTACTGAAAAAGAAGATGGGTCAATAGGTTTGAAATTAGCCTCACCTTTGTTTCTAGTCACAATTTCATCGTTAAAAATACCAACTTCTAAGTTTGGATAGTTCTTTTGAATAAAAGCTTTTGCTACCGCAGGGTTTGAAGCTAGGTTTTTAATGATAGCGCGATCACCAGCAGAAATTGGCGACTCTTGTGAACGCATATCTACATTAAATGAAGATGGCTCTTGAGTTTGTGATTCAAGTTGGGATCTTAGTCCTTGCGCTCTTTCTTTCCATCCACCAGTAGATTGATTTACTGGTTTTGCTCTTGTTTTCCAGTCAGACATTATTTTACCTCTGTGTAACCATCAGTTAAAGCGTTTTGCAAGTCAGAAGGTTCAATTTCTAAAACTTCTTTTCCGTTAGAAACAGTTATAGTGTTTTTCATTAAATTCTGTGGAGAAAACCCTCTAACTGTGCCGCCTTGTAAAAACGCCTTAGATGCTTGGTCTTTCGCCACAGCTCTTTGTCTTATCTCTCTAGCAGTTGCTTCCATTTGTTTAATATTAGCTTCTACTGGTAAATTAGGGTTGAAAGTTCTTTTCAAAACATTCGCGCCTTCTTTTTCGGTAAATTGACCACCAAGATTTAATTTCAAAGTACCTTGAACCGCGCTTTCAACCGCTTGTTGCAAAGCAAAAGATTGTTGAGCAAATCTTTCTCGCATAAACTCAGGCATAAACCTTAAGTTGCCGCCACTTAGTGAAGGATTTTGTTTTAAAGCTTGTGCTGCTTGTTCAAGTTTTTGGGCTTGTTCTTCGGCAGTTTTGTAACCACCTTGTAAATTCCAGTCAGAGTATTCTTTTGCAAAATCTCTATCCGCAGCATCCCAACCAACGCTTTTTTGTGCACCACCAAGTTTAGCTAGCATACGTTTTTCACTCGCCACGTCTCTTTGCTCTTGCGCTTTTTGTTTCAAATAAGCAAGTTGGTCATCACCCATTGATTGTTGAGACTTTGTTATTTCACCACGCAATTTCTCAATCATAGCTTTACGTTCTTGTGCCGCCGTAGGCGCTTTGTAATTCTGCGCTAAACGTGAACCAGAGAGTTGATCGCCATAAGCTAAAAGTGTGCTCAAATCAGCTTCTCTAAATGCGTTAGGCTTTTGGCTTTGAAGTTCTTGCATTTGCTTTTGCAATGCTTGATCTTGCTCGGCTCGGTCTTGCATTTGTTTATAAAACGCTTGGTCAAATTGCTGTCCATATCCTAATTGCGGTGAAGCATTAGAGCTAGTTTGCGAGCGATTGATTTGATTTACCATTGAAAGCGGTTCAGCTTGTGGTTGCGCTTGCATTTGCGGCATAGATTGTGCGTTAGGGTTTAAAAGCATATCAGGCGTGAATTGCTCTTGAGGCGGTAAAAATGCAAGCAAATTTGCTAAGTTAGGTTTTCTGTTACCCATGATTAGTACCCATACGGTGTTCTAGGTCTGTTTTGCGCTAAAGAAAGACCCATGTTTTGAAGTTTGGGTTGGTTTTGAAAAATATTAGGCAAACCCATGTTATATCTTTCACCAAGCTCATTTGCCATTTCTTGACCACCTAAAGATAAACCTTGTGATTGTGGAGACATTGATTGACTTGCCCCACCAAAGCCTAAATCACCACCTAAGCTTTGTGTTAGACCAATGCCTTGAACCGCACCACCTACAGCAGCCTCTAAAGGTGAACCAGTATCGCCCATTGAAAGCTGTCCCTTTTGTCCAGTCCAAGGTGAATAACGTGTCATTTCAGATTGTGCTAAATTATATTTACGCTGATCTTCCGCTTGCCGATTCTGTTTCATCAGTCCCATTGCTGTCGTTGCTATTGGTAACGCCCACCACATTTTTAACCTCCAAGGTATGATTTAAGTAAGTTTTTTCATTTATATAATTAACGCCAGTTATGATAAAACCAGCTCGAAGACCGAACTTTAACATCGGTGTGTTTGTGTTCTTAACGTACATGGTAACGTATTTGTAGTTTTTCTTCAAATAGTCCATGATTAAATCGTATGCTTTAACTGATTTGCTAGTTCCTTTGCACGAAGGAAAAGCCCCACCAAAAGACAAGTGCGCTGAAAGCGAATCATGCTCTTTGATTGTGGCGTACATTAAAGGAACATCACCATCCACCACCATCAAGGCAAAATCACAACGCTCAAGCTCACCGCGACCTGTTTGATTAAAACAGATTAAGTGTGCTGATTCGCTGTAAGCTTGCCATTCTTGGCGCGTGAAACGGTTGATGTGCATTTATTTTTTACCACCACCGCCAGCCGCGCCTCTTTGAGCATCAGCCGATTTGTTGGCCGCCCATGCTTGCATTTGCTGATTGTATTTATTTGCATCAAACAGTCTTTTAGCTTCTTGTTCTTTTTGACGAGAACCTACGTTAAATTGACCGATGTTAGCGGCCTGTTGTTGGTTTTTAAATTGAATGTCGGCTTGAGTGTTTTGCATACCTTGAAGTGATTGAAGACCAGCCATTCTGTTTTGCTCATCTTGTGATCTAATGCCAAGTCTATCAAGCGCACCTTGTCTTTCGACACCTTGTCGCTGAATGAAGCCAGACTGAGCGCCTTGACGCGCTAAACGCTCTCTAGCGCCACCACTAACCCCACCGCTTTGCGCAAGCCTACTAGCCGCTTGTAGCATCGTATTAGAAGCGCCAGCGCCAGCTTGGTCAGCCGAGGCAGCTTGTTCTAACTGTTGACGTTCTAAGGCTAGCTTAGCGTATGGAGACTCAACTCCTGCTTCTCTTTGAGCTGTTTGCTTGTATAAGTCTAAAGCGCCAGTGTCAGCGCTTACTTGTTGCCAAGGCGATAGTTCATAACTTGATTTTAAAGTGCCATCTGGATTTGCAATGCCTTGAAACTCTGGTGTAAGTGGCGAGCCATCTGGATTTTTACCTTGCTTGGCTAATTCGGCATCTTTTAACTGTTTTATTTTTAATTCATTTAAAAGCCGTTGATATTCAGCCTCACTAGCAGAAATTTGACCAGCAGGAGTGTCTCTTCTTCTTTGTGCTTCGTCAATCTGAGCTTGTTCTTGTGACGTTAAATCCATTCCCATTACCGAAACTCCTCGTAATAATCAGTGTTAATAAGTAAATTAGTGTTATCGTCGTCAATCATATTTTCCAACGAGTCTAATAAAGCTTTACGTTTACGACCCAATGCTGCCGACTCAGGAGCGTCAGGAGTCATACGTTCTTTGTTCATAGCTTTATCAACTACATACTGCTTAACAAATTCTTTAGCTTCTGGAACATCTAAAGCATCAGTATCAAGAGTAAAAAGCTTTATTCTACGACGATAAAAAATTATTACATTTGTAGAAGCTTCGCGTGACTGTGGGTAAAGACGAATCTTAGTACCACCAGAGGTTGTGTTGATTATTTTATAACGATAATCGTCATCAATTTCTACGTCCATAATCTCACGAATGTCTTTAATTTCAGTTATCTCATACTTAGTAGTTCCGTTGTTGTAATATATACCAGTAACTTTGTTTGCAAAAATATCACTAGGTAAATTGTAATCCTGTGTCCCAATAACTAAAGAAATAATATCTTCGGCATGAAAATATTTATCGTGAATGGTGTGTATTTCTTTTTCAATATCTTCAATAGCACTATTTGCATATTGTAGAAGCTCAACGCTATCAACGAAAGTTTCTTCACTTAAATCGTACTCAGCTTGTATTTCAGTTTTAATTTCAGCCCATGTCGCCATTATTACCTCGGTTTTTGCTTACCAACAAGAAAGCGTAAAACGCCTATTCCTGTAGCTGTAAAATACACTGTGGTAGGTGTGAATCTATCTTTATTGAAAGTTAGTGAAGTGATAGTTGAATCTCTATTTAGCTCGATTATATCAGTAGGTCGGAATTTAAGTCTATGATTTAGTTCAAAAACTACCGAAGCTGACTGTGGTATTGAGTATTCTAAATAATCCCATTCGCCACCTAAGATTGTTTTTTGGTTCAATTTCTCGACTAATTGCTCTAAGGCTTGTTTAACGTCCAAGTCCTTAATGTTATTTAGATTAAGGTTTATCATGCGCCATCAGCCCTGTAAACTTCACCAGTTTGAGAAGTCATAGCGTAATCAAGTGTGTAGCTTATGATTCTTACTATTTCGTCTCGTCTAAACCCTTGGATTTTCCAAGAAAAAGAACCAGTCGGTAAAACATTGTCTGCGTCTTGCAAAGTCAAAGTCGTAGTTGTTCTTGTTAGTATTTTGTATTGTTGAACATAATTGTCATTAGCTACAGATACAAAGTAATCAATTATATCCGAAGGCCATTGATTTGCACCTACGTCTAAAATCGCCGTATTCGCTGTGCCATTAAAGGTAGCCGTACCCAAGAAAGAAGAAGTTTCGTATTCAGCATAAGCATTTTTAAAAATAACTTGTTTATAAAAGCATCTTAAACCATTTTTAGGAAACATTCTTTTAACGCTTATAATAGGCGTATAGTTCCACGCAACAGTCGGGTCGCCCCATTCGATAGTGTAATCACCCCACGAAACGTCACCCTTTTGATCTATGAGTTTTAACTCTCTAAGATCGCCAGAGTTGTCGTTTATTGAATAAGGTTGTAAAGAAATTGAACCAGCGTTTTCAAAAGACATACAAAGTTTTGTAACCCACTTCTTAACCGAAGATGAGCCAAAATCAAAAGCCGATGAACGATAGTCGTAGATTATCGCTTTATTAACCCAAGAAGAAACAGCAACGCCAACCTCAACTCTATGGTCTGAAAACAAATCGTGGTCAAAATGAAATAAATATCCATCGTAACTTCCCATGTATAAAGAGCCATCAATATGATGCAAAGAAGTTGGCTTAAAGCCACTTGGTATCTCTCCACCACTCCATGTTGAAAAAGGCATTGAGTCTGAAATTCCAGCCTGTAAGTAAGTTAAATAAATTGTATCGTTATTATCCGAAGTAGAGTTAGCTTTTATAGCCCAAGCAACAGCTTGAAGTCTTGGGTAGTATGTGCCAGTAATTCCAGACTTTTGTGCTGTAGTCTCAGTAATACTTAAATAACTAACTAAAAGATCATTTGAAATTCTTTGAACTTGGTAGCCATCGGTAAAGTAAAAGCCATCATTACCAGCCCAAAAAAGACCTATGTCTGTACGAATAATTGATCTATTAGTCAAGCATCCAGCCGTAGATGAAATGAGTTTTTTAGTTACACCACCGCTTCCATCTGGTAAAAAATAACCTTCAACTCTGTAAATCTTGTTTTTACAAAAAACTATTGGGTATATGTTAAATGAATTTAAACCAACAATTTCTTCGTCAAATTCTTCATAAAACTCACTAGGACAAGACCAAGGCTGAAACCGATTAGACAAACGAAGCTTGTTAGGTATGTACTCGCTATTTTCAAGAACGTGTCCTAAGCATAATATATCATTTACGATATGTGCTAGTTTTGATTGTGGAGGTTGTTCGTGTATTGGAACATCATCCGCGCCATTTGTATAAAGCACATCGTTTGATGAGGCGCTTAAAACAGCATCAGTAGTCGAATCAACATGAGAAGCAAAGTTATAAGCTTTTTCAGCTAAGAAATAGTATGTTGTTCCGCTTCTTTGTGTTCTCCAAATTTTAACTTTTAAATTAGTTAAGTTGTAGTTATCAGTAGAGCCGTTGGTAATCGTCCAACCAGCAGGTGGCGTTATTGTTACAGTATGTGCACCAGAAGTATCATGATTTGAAGAAACAGTTTGAAACGTAATCGCACCTTGTTCGGCAAAAGTTACAGATTGATTTGTGTATTCAGTATAAAAATGAAAAGCATATCCATAAGTGTGCGTAGAACCAGCGTGAGAAGGCGTTAATGTTGCGGTTCCAGTAAGCGCAGGTAAACCAAGATTGTTTAAAGTCCAAGACGAACCACTTTTAAAAAGACGAATGACTTTGGTAAAAGCATCGTTAGCAATAATAGCGTGTTTTTGCCAAACGCTAATTGCGTATTTAGAAGCAGCATCACCAAGATTAAAAGCTTTGTTTGTTGGGCCAGTGACTTCGGTAAAAGCTGTAGTCGTGTTTTCGTAAATTCTACGATCTGCAATATTAAAAGTTTTCTTTTCAATATCAAAAGTGTGATTTATTGCGGTGCTAGTTGGTACTCTAGCCGAAGTATAAGCCCTCATTGCTGGACGAGTTAAAATACGAGCTTTGCCACCTACTTTTTGCAAATAAAAGTTATCAGCCTTTTCATACTTATTTTTCTCAGAACCTAAAATGTTGTCAGTCATTCCACCGCTAAAGTCATCGACTTCAACGATTTGTTGACTTGCGCCTTGTTGACTAAGCATAAACCGCCGTTAGTGTTATAGTGTTGTCATTCACTTCTAATTGATAAGTGCTATCACTTAGCCTTACTGGTGTGATTGCTAATTCGTCAGTAATGTTACCACCAGAAAAGATATAAAACTTAATGCTTAAGCCAGTAGAGAATAAATAACCACTTGGTAGCGTCACAGTCTGCGTATAAGACCCACCAGACGTAGCAGACCATGAGGCCGCTAGGATTTGTTGTGTTGCCTTTGTGATTGCCGTAGGAGCGATTTTAGAGCTATTAACGCCATTATGCGTGTGATTGTTAGTTTGAGTGACGTTAGAGTTTAAATCATCCCAAAACCCACGCACACCATTTGAAATTGTTTTAAAACCATAACTTAAAGTAGGCATCTAAAACTCCATTCGTAATTGTAATTTTGAATCTTTTAAATCTTTTAACTTAATATCAACACCCACCCAAAGAGGCAGGTCGCCTAAACGAGCCGAAGGCGAAACGTATTCAACACTCTTAAGGCCAGAGAGAGCTAGCGAGTATTGAGCCTTTGTAGGAGCGCTAGAGCTATTAGTGACCGTTTTGGAATCTACTTCGATAGTCTCTGTTTTCGTTCCGTTAGGTAAAGTAACTATTTTAGTTTTGTATTTTACGTCAGTCTTAACCGTTTCTTTAGTTATCACTTGAGGTAGGGGCTTAGGCATAAGTTTATAAACGCCAAGACCACCAAGCAATCCACCAAGAAGTAGAATGAGTCCATTAAGCTTTAGGCTCAATGTTGTCCTCTAACTCTATCTTTTTGTTTTTAAGGTCGAGCTTGAATTTATCTATGCCGAATATAAGACCTAAGTAAATCACTGTGACGATAGCTAAAATAACAAACTGCTTTTCAACAACCAAGGCGTAGCAAAAGCCAAGCATGAATATAATTGAAAAGTAGCCTAGTATTCTTCTGTCTATCACTTTAGCTTTTCCTTTATATACTCTATGTCTTTTTCCATCTTAATAACTTTAGTGTGGGTGTCTTGAATTAAAACTGACGACTCAGCAGCTTTTGTGGCTTTAGCATCAACCGATGTAAGCCACATAATTGCACCGATTATAAAAGGAAGTGATGCGATTACAGCCCAGAGTGATATTGTGGTTTTATCGTTGAGGTTCATGACTATAACTCCGTTACAGTCATACGACCATTATTGCTATTTCTAGTGTTGGTATCACATCGAGCCCTTAATCTTATTACATCGCCTTTTGTTAATAAAACATCTCTTACTTCTGTGACATGAGTTGTTGAACCAGAGGGATTTGCGTCTACCAAATAACTGTTAATCCAGTTAGATGATTCAGATGCGCCATTGACCGAATATGTAACGTAAATAAGTTCGCCATTACCTGCGATTACTGAATTTTGCATCATCAATCTATAGCGACTTGTTTTCTTAACAGTCCAAGCATTACTACTTAATGTGTATTTTGAGTTACCATAAACTGTATTCAGTGGTAATGTTATCCATGTGTTTGCTGTTTGTGAAGAACCTGTTGTGCCAGTTGAAAACGCTACGCTTTCTTTTGTTCTGTTGTCAGCAGTAATAACCCAATTAGCACCATCTGAAACTATATCTACAGAGTCATATTGATTTATAATGTCTAGAGTTGTTGCGCCATCTATTGTCTGTGTTGAATTTGGGTCAACAATAACTTCATTTGTGACGTGTGCATCAATTCTTTTTATTACATATTTTTTGCCAGTAATACCCACAGCAGTTGGTAATGTAATAGTTATTGTTGCAGATGTCGCATCACAAGTTAAAACTTCATCGGAAGACGTTGCTGTATAGTTAGCTGTCTTTGAAGCAAACGCTGCGACACCAACTAAAGCAAGAGTTCCAGTCGATGCTGGCAAGGTTAAAACTTGCGCCGATGCACCTGTAACGGTAGCAGGTAAAGTAACTGTACCTGTGAACGTTGGTGATGCGCTTGGAGCTTTGGCATTTAACTGAGTCTGAATAGCAGAAGTAACGCCGCTTACATAACCTAACTCTGTTGCTGTTACGGTTGAGGGAAAAAGTACACCAGAACCATCACTTACGATTGCGCGTGAGGCGGTAGTGGTTGATAACGAGGTTAAGGCTATATTACTAAGAGTGTTAGATGAGCCGCTAATCGTTTTGTTCGTGATAGTATCAGTTGAATCTACAGTCGGGATAATCTTAGCTACGCCTGAAATCGAAAACTTAACTTTATTTAAAACAGTATCATACCAAGCTCTACCATGAGGCAGATTTGCAGGGTCAGAAGCTAGGGTTTCAAGTTGAGCTTCCTTAAGCTGACCTTTTACGTTTAAAGCCATTATTACTCCTTGGAGTTAATGAATCGCAATATGGTTTTTGCAGATTGAATTTATTTGATTAGATAAACAGCTATGCAAGCTGCAACGAGAGCCAAAGCCCACAATACATTTGTAAAACTTTGTTTTGTTTTAGCTTCATGTTTGATGAGCGTAGTTTTATCTTTTAAAGATAAGTTTTTACTGTGTGTCCATTTTGCCATAAAACCTCACGAAAAGCTACTTAAGACCTATGTACTTAGCTAAAGTTAAAAGTTTTTGTACGAAAGCACCAAATGTGCCAGCCGTTTTATTTGCCGTTAAACTTGCACCCCATACAGCCGTTGCAATCGCCGAAGGTGTAGCGCCACCGCCACCACCAGTTGTAACAACAGTCGATGCCGCCGATTGAATCAAGAGGGTTTGAACTCCTGCGGTGTAGGCGATTGGGTCTCCACTTGGGCCGCCGACGAGGTTTCCCCCTGCGATTCTGGCAACGTAGTTACCACTCGGGAAACGAAGTTGCCAAGACCCCAAAAATTCGATGGTGAGACCGACTTCGACTCCGACTCCAAGACTAACGAGTCCTGATCCTGAGGCAATTCTTTCATAGGTGATTCCTTCTATTGAGGCTTGCGCTAATTTGCAAGCGGTGTATAAATCAATGCAATCAATATCCACAAAGCCCGAATCTACGTCGATTTTTGAAGTATCAAAATCAAATGTAAAAGGGGCCGAGTAAAAAGCCATTATACGTCACTGTTTCTCGAAGCATTTACCGAAGCGCCTGCACTGGTTACGCTTAATGCTGTGTTAAATGGGATAATTGGCGAGCCGCCTGAACCTTGACGAACGTCAACCCTTGCTGTGTAATTACTTGCAAAAATAAAGCTTACTGATTCATTTGCAGAAGCCGCAGCTCTATCAATCAATGGCACAAAGACATCATCAGCCGTAACGATATTAGAGACTAATGCAGGCGAAAGTCCGTTGAATGTTTTCGTCCCTGCGGTATAAGAAGTGTAAGTGTATCTAATACCCTTAATGCGTATTACGCCAGCCGCAGGGGTGTCGGTTTTAATTGATTCAACGATAGTTAGTGCAGTTGCACCACTTGATGCCGCTACTGGTGTGTATTCATCTTTTAAAATTCCACCTGAGCCATTGTCACGACTTACTAAAACTCTGTCCCCAGCTATAAGATTACCTACAGTAATCGACGCTAAAGTCGGCGGTACTTGGCTTGTGCCGTCGTGAGCGATAAGTTGGTACTTAGTTGATTCAGCCGCTAATACGCCTGTAATCCACCAGCCTTGAGCTATGAAGAAAGTACCCCCTGCGAATGTTCCAAATGGTGCCGAAGGTATTTCAGTGTAAGCCGCATTTAAAAGTCGGTATCTCCAACCAGCTACACCGTTGACCGTTGCAGCCGAGTTTTCACGCGCTAAGTATTGTAAATATTGATAGGCTTCTTGAAGTGTAGCACTTCCAGTTAAAGTGATTGTGCCTTTATAAAGTTTGCTTCCGTTACCATTACCCAAATCTTGATTTGTGTCACCTACTGAGATACTGACTTTTGATGATAATAGTCCAGCGTTTACCTCAGATAAAACAATGTTAGAATCAAGTGCAGTTGAAAGGGCGGCATTTGATTCACCACCAGCCGATAAGTTCACGTCGAAATGAGAGTAAGTTTGGCCCCATTTACGAGAGAAAGCTGTCACGTTTCCTGAATCAATTAGTGAGCCGCCTGTTTTAACTTTAATTAAAATCTGAATGTGTCCGTTAGCCCAAAACTTTGTGAGCTTAGAACCATTTTGTACAACATAGATCGGTGAAGCTGCAACGATACCACCGATACTTTTTAAACCCGAGTATTGAACCGCAGCCGCAGTTTGTTTCACCGAGCCGAAGTTAATATATTGAGCCGCATCGTCGTCTAGATTAAATGCTACTGCGCCATCAGTTAATAAGTTTAGTCGTGATGCGACCGCAGCATCTCGAGGGCCGTCCAGTTTAGACGGTACGGGCGCGAGAATGTCCAAAATATCATTACCAGTCGAGGCGGCATCATCGGCCAAGTCTTGAAGCCATTGGTGAAGCTCTAAAACAGTGTAAACAGTTGCACCGCTTGTGTGTCTTACGTCCCCTGTACTCGATATTGAGAAATCGTCTACTATACCCATTTAAAACCCCCTATTGATCTGATTCTTGCAAAGCCACAACACTTGTTGCAGCCGTTGGTGAAATTGTTGCTTGAGTAATCCAAGGCTTGTACGCAGGATTGCCGCTTGCGTTTCTTGCTTCAATTCTGACTAAGCCTGTATATTGAAAGTCGAAATTTAAAGTAGTCCCTGCGCCGCATGAAGCTTGTTGAAGTAATGCGCCTGTATCTATTCTATTTACTTTCACGCGAGTTTGTGGAACTAAATTTGTGATGTTAACTATTGAACCAGCCAAAGGTTGCTGCGTTTGATAAGCCGTTGCATCGGTTTGAATACCCATAGAAAATGCAGTTAAAAGCGTTGTTGCAGCCGCCGCAGTTGGATAAGTTCTAACTTG